AAGGAGATTAAGAAATAAATAAATGAGATAATTAATTGAATAATAACAATTTAACTAACTGAATCAGCTAGTGATTTCAACTACTGATTCGCATTAATAATACCTTCTATGTGAATATTTGCCACAGTCCGCTTGCCCTCAGCCGACAATAAGAACTCCACGTCTTCCTTGTTGTCCTGGAAGAAGTTCTCTGTCAGTACAGCAGGGCAGTTCGTATCCCGGCAAATAGCCAAGTTCTGCACCCAATAGTCCACATCCGGAGTCTGTTTGCGTACTGTCACATCTTTACTTATTGCTGCTTGTGCCAGAGAAGAAGCTAACCTTTTGCTATTAAAAGAAGCATTATCACTGACATATACACCCCATCCCCGAGCATTCATCCAACTTGTCCCGTTACCGGCCGCATTGCAATGAATGGATACCAGAATAGCGTTCTTTTGAGAATCGCGATAAATATTATTAGCACGTTTGCATCGCTCAGACAATGGAACATCCACGTCCTCCTTCACAATGCGTTCTGCATCAACACCATGCTTTCTAAGCCCGAAAACGACCATATCCGCTATCTCCCTAGAATAAGCCCACTCACGCAACCTTCCGTCCGGTGAACACTTTCCCGGTGTATTCTCGCCATGGCCATTGTCAATTAGAACTTTCATACTCTTTCCTCCTTATTTTCTTTTCCTCTTTATTTATTTAATATTAACTTTGCGAAAAATTAGATTTTTATGGATATATCTGAATTAATTAAAAGCTATAATACAGAACAGAAAAATGTTTTTACCGGCTTTTGCATACAGCTTCCATTGATTTTCACTATACTATATTTATATATTCCGCAATTCAATAATTTAGATATCTATTTGCAGATTATATTTTCTGCTACGGCTTCTATTTTATCTATATATTATTCATTTGCAATGCTATGTTTATGTTCTGTATTAGCAAAACGTAGATATAAACTTGAAATCCTAATACTCATATGTCCAATGTTAGCTGCATCTTTTTACCTTATACGTTCACCGGAAAACTATACACTTGGACACGAATATGCTTTATCAACCTTTCTTAGGTCCTCTGCTATTACTTATACCCCTATTGCCATTATCGGTTTTATCATTCGTAAATGCAAAGAATATGACATAAAGCATAAAGGGAATTAGATATACTAAATTTAAATTCATTTCTTGTCCTCCTCCTTTTTAGTTATCACCTCTTTTAAATCTTCTTTCTCTATCTTGAATACCTTTTTAGCGAATAACCCAATAGCTACTATCAGATTAAAATCATATCCCTTGGGCTTAAGAATATTCGATATGATAGAGCAACCTTCGATAAAGCAGACAGATAAGCAAGCAAATATATCAATGTTATATCTTCCACCACTGGCCTCGTTTATCATCACCACCATGATTACAAAGCTAAAATAGGTAACCATCTTACCCATTGTAGCCCGCCAAGCCCTACTAAACCTCACGCGCTCACCCATCAACAAGCTCTTTCTGCACCCCGTGGCCAAATCACACAGTATTACAAAGAACATAGTGATCAACCATGGGATCATGTGCTCTATAGCTTCCATTACGAAACTTCCGGCTACAGGAGCAAACAGACCAGAAGAGAATTGATGTATTGATTTGTCTTGCATATTTGTCTTTTTAAATAATAATACTACATTTGTAATCAGATTACATAATTAAATTAAAATTAGATAAATGCGTGAGCCTATCTTGCCTGTGAAGGTGAGGTGGGCTTTTTTATGCTATGACTTATCACTAGTGATCTGGTCAATGATCTTACGGATATCAGACATATAACATTCAAAGTCATTCGTGTAGATAAAACTAATAGTAGTTATCTGCGGAGTTGGAACAGGGTCAAATCGGACCTCTCCCAACTTCATCTCTCTGATCTCTTCATGTGTGCCATCTCCATCAGCGTTCGGTACCGTTTCTGTTGCATTATCGGTTACACCGACAAATATCGACTGTTTGTTACCATTGATTGAAGTATATCTGATCGAATACTTCACGGTCGGAATACTTAAAGAAGTTCCTTCAAAGCTATTTACTTCTGTTGTACCAGTAGCTACAATTTTAATCTCTTCGTTCATAACATTTTAATTTTAAGTTCATAATAAGTTTATTCTTTGTTTTGATTCAAAGCTGAATCCAGCAATTTGAAGAGAGGGAACTTTACATAAGCATAGAAAATCTGATCTGCAAATTTCTTAATCAGAGCAGCAGTGGGACCATCGACTTCAATCTCACCTTCAAGATATAACTTTCTGCCGATCTCCTGATCTTTGATGTCACTCACATTAAAGTAAATAGCATTACCTAAGTCCTTGCTTACATCTTTGTAATCAATCACTCTCTCCGTCCCGACAATGTTGCCCTCAGAGTCTCTCTTCTCAACCTCTTTCATCAAGACGTTGCCTTCGATATCGTTAACCACGATCTTTCTAAAATCTATTTTCATACTCTATATATTTATATTAAACTCCACAATAATTTAAAATCCAGTATGTCCCATCAAAGACAAACATAAATAGGTCTGAGTTATTACCTAAAGTAGCTGACGATAATACTTTGTTTGAGTAAATACTATTTGTTCCACCATAAATAGTTACACTTCCATTCCTTCTACGAACATAGATAAATCGCCCAACCTCTGGATATCCTGGAAGGGTCACATTTATACTACCAGAATTAGTACATACAACAAAGCAATCACTACTATCCAAAGCGATAGATGATGATATAGCCCGAGTTCTAAATATTAACCCCTGAGTCATCTTGACGATACCATTTGTAATCAACTTACTATTGATATTGACTGCTACGGTGCCTGCAAGATTTATATTTGTACCGTTCAAATCCACATAGCTATTACCTGATGTAGATATAGATGTTCCACCGTCATTACGAGTTATAGTAATCATCTGAGGTATTATAATAACCTGACCGGAAGAATTTTTCATCGTAATCACAGTAGATAGTCCATCTGAATACAATCCGTTATCTTGAATCGTAAAATACCCAATTTGAGCACCATTCGTTACCGTAATGTTTCCTGTTGTAATTCGACCAGCCGCTAAGGCATTGGTAACGATTGCGGTTGCATCTATCAAGTTCGTTCGAATCAATCCACCATTGATAATTGTTTTACCCTGAGTAGCATACGAAGCCATTTGGTCATACGAAGAGTATCCGAGTTTCGTTGCGAAATCATTCTGCAAGTTACGCATAGCGGTAGCGTCCAAGAATCCCTGCGGTCCTTGAGGTCCTTGTGGACCAGTGTCTCCCTTATCTCCTTTAGGCCCCTGAGATCCTTGTGGTCCCTGGGGACCAATAGGACCAATAGATCCGGTAGCACCAGTAGCACCGGTAGGTCCAGTTGGACCTTGGGGACCCTGCGGGCCTTGTGGTCCTGTATTACCCTTGAAATTTTGCTGCTCGGATGCCGACAAGCCGGAAAAAGTAACCATGCCTGCAATACTGATATCTTTCCCGAATATATTGATAGCACCCGGCTTAATAGTGATTCCCGTTTTTAATTCATCCTTTGTAGGAGTGTCATCAATAGAGCCGGCGTCGTAGACCGTGGCAAAGGCAAGGTACCAGGTGACGGGTAAACTGCCATCACCTCCCGCTAAATAAAAGTAGTTAGTAGAAGAGAATGTACCACTTGAACCAGACTTGACATAGAATGCATATTCCTCCCAGTCGCCAGTCCCGACATTGTTGGTGAGCCATTTTGATGTACCACCGTTACCCGTATAGTTTGTAGCCCACTCAATTCTATATCCAACAGGAACCCATGCTATAAACCGGGTAATAAATACAGCATTGGCGCGTGTTTCAGTTCCAAAATAGAAGCCACCCAATCCCGGAGTAGCAGGTCCTGAAGTTGTAATTTTCAATTTATATCCGGATTGATTAGGCAGATTAACATCCGTCGTTCTCTCAACAACTACATTTCCAACGGTACCATTATTATACCGATCAATGCCGTTCATCCCGCTCCTAAACTCCGGATCACGATTCAACATCTTACCCTTGCTCATAGCAAGCGCAATCAAACGTGCATTACCCGATACCGTTGATACAAGGTTAATATCCGTCTTGGTCTGAGAGATCTCAGTACCTTGATTGGATACAACCTGTCCGAGAGCGTCAAAATCGGTTTGGGAGACTTTGCTTTCAATTAACCCTTTCGTAACTTTTATCTCTGAGTCGGTGTAGGTTTTGGCAATTTCTGACGCAGAACTTTCTATGTCATGGGCAGAAGGACTCCACTCAGCACCTACGTTGCCTTCGACAAGATTTATATTTTTGTATATAATAGATAACCCAGGAGAAGAATTTGGATTGTTACCAGTAAAACCACATAAAAAATATAATGAAGAAATGTCTTCACCTTGTGGTATTGTAACAGTAACATAATAACGCGTCCACACTGATTTGTTTTCAAATGTTACTCTTTCGTCAGCTACCATAGTAACTGTACTACCTGAATATTTTCTAACGTTGAAATAAAAATCTGCTGTATGAAAATAATTACCTACAATACTAACATCTATACCAACAGTATACTGTTTACCTGGTAAAACTCTACTTTTATCAAGTGGCATCCATTGTTTATAACAGTTAAATGGACCTGCTCCACGAACTAAGCATCTATGTGCACCTGGTACAGAATCTAATGTTACATTAGATAAATAATCTGAGCCAGTAAACCAATATTCACTAGACCCGTTTAATATGTTACTTGAACCAATATTCAGTTTGCTCACTTCACCCTTCACAGCCAACGTAATCTGTCCGGGCAAAGCCTCCATAATAGTATCAGTCTCAATCTTAACCTTTTCCCCAACATAAGAATATGAAGCAGAATTGATAGCGTCTATAATTACCCTCTGCTGATCATAATAAGCCTGTTGAAGAGTCTTGAATGAAGCACTGACCGGTATATTTTCAGGCTCACTTGCCGAATGTGTCTCAAGCACATGATAGTAATCGTTGAAAGCATTCCGATAAGCAACGGTGTCAATGCCATACCGGGACGCATTAGCAAGGATGGAATCTCTCTCCGCTTTCAAAGCCTCCATCTCCTGTTTTAACGCAGTCTTTTCAGTCGGGGATATTACACCATCATCTGCCCAAGTGTTTAATCTGTCCTGAGCAGCTTTCGCATCGGTTTTGGCGATGTCTATTTCCTTGTTGGTTGACTCAAACTCCTGCTCGATGGTCTTTCCGTTGCGAAGGATGAAGATGCCTTTGAAATAACCGTTATTTGTATATACACCATTATCGTGCGGCTGCATATTATCCGGAAAATCCGGGTCCGTTATATGATCTAAATTCCCAAATACAGAGCGAGACGCTCCGGCAAATGACTTAGTCTTGACTCCACCTAATATCTCAATCTTAGGCTTGCCATCCTCGGCAGCCGACATATATATCAAGCTCTGACGAAGAGGATTCTCAGTATTACCCATCTGTACAACTTCATCACCGACAGTTGGCGTAATACCCTCAAATTCAGACTTAGGAATAGTTACGAGATTACCATTTACACTCGCAACTTCGCACCAATAGTATTTACCTTTTTTAGATGATGTATCCTCCATTTTTTGAGTAACAGTAACCTTTCCGTTACCATGTCCGGAATCTAATACAATCATTATACCAAGGTTGTATATCTCTTCGGATACATTGATGGCACGAATTACATTCTCGCCATTTGTCAAAAGCCCTCCTACAGTATCAGAACCGATTCCATCCTTTGATAAACCACTCCATACAGCCATAGCACCATCATACAAACCAGATATTTCTAATTTGCATTCTTTAGTCGTTATAGGAGCATCTGATACATGTCCCTCTGGATACATGTAAAGTTGAAAGCCTGAATTTGCTGAATTATTCATGCTAAACTCAATGCTTGTGTTCGTTATCTTTACGCTATCATCTATGGCTGAACCATCATATAAATAGGCTGTAAATTTTGTAAAATCAAAAGCCGGTGACTGGATTATTCTTCTATCAAATACTTGACATCTCACTAAGTCGTGCGCCTGGAATGTTTCATCTTCATCCTCAAATTCAAGAATCCAAGATTGCAAATCAGAAGTCTCAGTAACTGCACTGACTTTCCCGTTCGCTTGGCTTATAACAAGAGCACCATTTATTGAACGTACTTTCTGTATAAGCAACTCAAATACATTCATAACTTTCCTCACATCTAGAATATCACATTCTATATGCCAGTTGCCATACTCGTCTTTATATATTTTAAAGCCTTCGCCTGTGAATCCCGGAACAAACTTCGGAGAAGAGATGTATTCTTTCAATATAGCTGCGGCAGCGTTTAATATACCATCCTCAGAGAGAGAAGCGGTAGGCTCTGCCTGAGATTGGTCCCAACCGATTTCAATGCCACCACGGATGGTCAGTTTGTAAGGGGTGGTGTCGTTTTGGTCTTTCCGGAGAAAAACCTTTTTCAAAGCCTCCATGTCAACATCCGCAGCAAGCTTAAATGCTACTACATTATCCCTGTTGGTACGTATAAATATAGCCGGATCTTCGTCTGCATTACAGATATAAAATTCTCCCTCGTTCAGTCCTTCCAAATGCGACATAGAATCAGGGGAAATGACGGGAGCTTTTGCTTTCCCGTTTTCAATTTCTGAACCAAACCATTGTATTTTGCTTATATCCTTTTTCATGTCAAATTCGTGAAGTATTTATGAATGCCGCTTCGCTTTCTTTATATTTCAACATTTCCCCCTCCTTCGGGTTATTTACGACAAAACCGACAATAGATGCGCTGCTCGCCTGCTCAGGAGCACCGCCAACACCGGAAATAGAATTTTCCTGTGGTTCCAATGCAATAGTCACGAAAAACATTTGGCTGTCTTCCATAACCTGACTTATCTCTGGAACAGAATTCTCGGACCTTACATATCTTTCTCCATTCACATCAAACATAGACATACACAATATCCGGTTAAGATGCCTTCCGAACCAATACGGGACACCACACGAGTTCCCTATTGTAAGTACATACGAATCATAGGGAACAGCATATAACTCTTCTATTTCTTGTCTTTGATTGCGGTATTGTTCATTATCTATCTTTGCGGAATATCCTGCCGGCTTAAACCCAGCTTCCACTCTCCATTCGAATACCTGTTGAGTATCTCCTATCCAGAAGATATTATCAAAAGCAGAATTATTATCTTTGTGTGAATAGCGAATCAATGCGGTTTCTTCCAAGATATTGGAATCGGAACATACTTCAAATGGCTCAGATTCTTTCCTTTCAAAAGTTATACTATAGACTGAATCCGGAAGTGAAGTAAACACGACATAATACATCATAACAGATGCATTTACCTCATAAGTCAGGAATTGGATATTGGAAGAAGTTCCTTTGATAAGATCGTTAAGAGAGGCTGAAGCTACTTCTCCGTCATCCGCAAATATTTGCAGGAGTATTTTATCAGTTGTATGAAACCTCTGAATGTAATCTACATCGATTGCATATTTGTCCTTAACTGGCGAAAAGAACAATGGGCATATATCACCTATCTTAATCATAGTCCTTTAGTCCGAATTTGGGTTACAAGCCTCTTGACCTGTGTTATCGTAGCAAATATATGAATTAAAAACGTAATTATGAACGATTTCACCTTATTTTATACTCTCTACTATCAAAGTATATTTAGCAGCTTCAGAACGGCCGTAATTAAACTTACCGTCTTTAATATACCCATGATATGTTTCTCCTCCCTTCTCTATAGATATTAATCCTGTGAGATCATCAGGAGCTTTCATATCTCCGGACTCTAATGAAACCTCGCCAACAGTAAACAGCCTCTCTCCTTCCGTCAACTGGATATCCGTTTTCTCGGATACTCCATCAATAACAACGTCACTGTTACCATCAGAAGACGCAAAGTCCAATGTGTTGGTAAATGCACCAATAAACTTCCGGTTAGCCTCTATCATATAACGTGGAGAGTATACAGCATTAAACATTGTATCGGGACTTATTACTCCGGAAATGGATGGACCACCATTTATCTTACGTATAAGACGGTATCCGCCATCTATTGAAGCAAGCCTTGCATTAACAAAGAATACGTCATTGTCGCTATCACTATCCGTAGTATCCTCTCCCCTTTTCTGAACCAAAAACTCTATTCCGTATGCATCAGCCCGAAACGGGCTTATCAATTCAAGGGAATTATCAGTCAAGGTCACTCCGGTACTATATTCATTTGTGAAATGAAATTCATCACGTCCGTTCACACTGTCATAATCCTGCTTGTCATAACCGGCCCGTACCCGGGAATAAATCAAGGAAGAATTTACGCTATATTCAAACGACCGTATATTGTCACCGAAATCTTTTACTATGTTTTTTGAAAACAGACTACTTCTATGTACAAATGTAACCTTGTCTTCCCCTATCACAGGAACAAAGCCAAACTCCGACTGCATCCAATCAACAAACTTTGTATACGAACAATACAATTTTGCCTTTTTCAGACCTCTTGCACTCTCAGCAGGAATTATCATACATTCATCCAATCTCTTGTCTACCCCTGAAACGATCTCTCCTGTAATTCCTTCCTGCCCTCCATTTATACTTTGAAGAAGCCGGTTTAGAAGCTTGACAGGCGTAACTATATCAATGTTAACCGGTATTATTCTTGCATCCCAATTTAGACTAATATAAGGGTCCCGGATAGTCAAAGTCATGTTATATGCCGAACCATATCTTATAAAACAATAATCCCCTTCAAGCAATGTTATATCTTTCATATATGAAAGTATAAATATGGTCTCAGGGTGTTCGTCGTTAATAACAGTTCTGGTAAGCTCTGTTTCATTCCCATCTGCTCCGATTTTTACCAATGTCATAGACAATGCCTTATTTGCCGGAACATTAAACGAGATAGAGACACTTAAGAAGCAGGTAATATTCCTTTCCGCCCTGAAAAGGAAAGTGTCTTTACCACCATCAGATACGTTCTGCTGAAAAGTATCCCCATAGGTTATATATCCGCCTATTGAGGTCTCGCTTGATTTTACAGCCAACGGAAAGTATTTAGATCCCAAATCTGCCCGTATCTCCACTGACACGTCCGTTGAATCCTCAATGCTATTCCCGGCAACTAACCAGTTCACATTCTGGTTCATTTTTATACCGTCATAGTACAAGTATTTGCCTTCTGTAAGTTCGCTCACAGCATATTCATACTGTGTTCCCTTTTTAGCTTTTATCAATGCGGCCAGGCTGTCATCTACAGCACTGATAGATATGGTATTCCCATTATCTTGAAATGTGGAGAAATCTAACGAACACCGGAATCTTTCATTCCATAACCAGCTATTATTTCTTGTGTAAAACACCACACTCGCAGATGCTTGCAGATATTTATCCCGGAATACGCGTTTTAATAAATTATATGCAGCATTAGAAAATTCAAACTTTGTAGAGAACGATCTTACGACTCCATCATAATCCCCCCTCTTAAAAGAAGTGGTTATGTCGTCCCAATTGACCAGATTATCCGTTACCTGATACGAGTATCCATCAACTAACAATTCACATTTATAATACATATTATTTTCTTTTTAATGATTTCAGACGCAAATCAACATCATCACACATCCTCTTTACCATATAGGCATATTCCTTTGCGGAAAATGAATCCGGATCAATATGCATATTGAAATGTTGCATTACGGCCACTCTTTCTCTCACAAAGTAATCCCTATCCATAATAGCCGACTTAGGGAGGTCGGATTGTTCTGACATGATCTTATCCACCCGAAATCTACTGTTAGATAAAATAGCTTCAATCCTACTGCATATCTTATTGTGATCATTAGGATCAAGACTATATCCTATATCATTAAGAATCAAACAAACCGTAGACCACTCCTTCTCTTCAGTAAGGTAACGGCAGCAGTTCATCAACTGTATCTTTATCACAAGGCTGATAATTTCATTCTTCTTAGAAACTTCAGCCAATATTCCCTTCTTCCCAACTATAGACATATATTCATTAACCAATCCGGACGCCGCTTTCTGCTTTTCATCTTCACTATAATCTCCTTCACACACGGCGTCCGAATTTCCACAAAATACATCTATGAATCTTCTGAGGGATATTCTATCAAGATCTGTGTATATCATATTAAATACGATTTGATATATTTCTTAGCTCGGCTTCTTTTGCAGCCTTCTTCTGGTATTTAGCCATCTTTTCAAACGAACGGTTTAACGACTGCATCTCACGCTCCAACTTTCTATAATCATTATTCACATTCACAGTAATAGGCTCACCCATCCTCTCGGCATCCTTCATCAAAGCACCTATGTCTGAACGCAAGTTCATGCTGCGATACAAAGCTAACCTGTCAAAAGGAGGCAGGAAATCACTGCGCCTCTCTATATCTACATCGGGAATAACCTTTGCCCGACGCGGCAAATCAATCAAAGTAGGAACATTAGGAGTTATATAAGCTCCCCTGTCAGTTACAACAGCTTCATGTTTACCTCCATCTCCTACAATAGCTAACCCACCGGGATGGTTATCTGTACCCTTAGCATATTTGGGAATAGGCTGAGCAATAATAGTCGCAAGCTGGGCAGCTCCCAATGCTCCAACCAATGCAGCCAGAACCATATTCGGGAGGGCCCTTGAAACAGCCAGTGCAGTAGCTATGATAGATTGACTGATCGCATTAGCCTTCTCCCATTTGGCCTGTTTCTGCTGGAGAGCCTCTTTCTTTTTCTCCAGTTCTTTATTCTTATTCGCAGTAGTTTGTTCTGCCGCTCTTTTTCTTGCTTCAGCTTCTTCTTTAGTGATGACACCAGAGTTTTCCAACTTTTCAATTCTCTCCAGTTCTTTTTCGCCAGCTTCTTCATTAGCTTCCTGTTCCTCTTCCACACGTTTTATCCTGGCATCATAAATATCTGTCATAATAGAAGTAATTCCATCTTGTATCTTTGCAAATGAAGACAACACAAAGGATAATTTGCCTTTGTCATCGAGTTTGCCCCAAAAATTAAGTACACTGTCTCCTGCATCATCCATTTTTGCGGTAATTTCTCCTATGATATCGCCCAGAGCATTAAATATATTGGCAGAGTCCCCCAAATATTTATTGGCAGATGAAGATAAATTGCCCAAAGAATTATTAAAATCATCCGCCCATCTTTTCCCAGGATTATTTTCATCATTATCCATGTCATTACCAAAGTCCTCAATCTGAGCCTTAATCTTATCTATTCTCCGTTGAATCTCATCAACCTTCTCTTGAGGGAGGTCAGAAGATAAGGCCAGTTCTGCCTCCGCTTCTTTCAATAAAAGCTTTAACTTTGCTTCCCCAGATTCTTTAGTGATTCTATATATCCCATCCCTATACTGTTTTTCGTTTATTTCCCCTTGTTTATATTGTTTATTTAAAGCATTAATCTCCTTCAAGGAATTTGTATCCAATATATCAAGTTCCCTGTCGGTACCCTTTTTTATCAACCCTAAACGCTCTGATATATTATCTTGAATTATAGATGAAAATCTTGCATCATATTTTTTATTAATCAATTCTACATCTTCACCTCTCCTTTCCGCTTCACGGATTTCCTCTTCACGTAAGAGTTCATTCATCCTTAGTAATAAATCAAGTTTATATTCAAGCTCTTTTTCCGAATCGTTTTTAATAGTATCCAGTTTTAATTCAATGCTTCGCTTTTCTAAATCTGATTCATACTCCTCCCTTTCCAAGTCATATTTTTCATTAATATCTCTGATATTTTTATTTTTCTCTTCTTCATATTGGGATCTTAACTGATTTTCTTTGGCTGAATATCCTTTTATTTTATTGATATTCTCTTTATAAGTATTTTCTACACTGGCAATCTCTGCTTTTCTACGATCCTCGATTAGAGCTATTCTGGTTTTAGTCAATTCACTCTCTATGTTCTTCATGTAATTAGCATATTCCTCAGCCTCCTTTTTATTAGCGTCATTGGAATCATTTACCAAAGCACCTACATTAATATTTTTAGACATCCCTTCCAAGACTTTATCATAATCTTTGGTTTCTTTTATAAGATCCTCCCAAGCGGCCTTCTCCTTTTTAGCTTGATCTTCTGCTTTTTTCAGTTCTTCTTCCCTCTTAGCAACAAGATATCCCCAAACTTCATCCCCTTCTTTAGCTTTTTTCTGCCTTGCATCCTCCAAAGCAGCAGATGCTTCAATTATCTTTTGTTCTGCCTGTAGATACGTGTTATACTGTACCCTTCTTTTTAACAAAGATTCTTCACGCTTATCAGCAATATCTGTCATCCTATCCAGTTGAGCTCTTGCTATAGCATTGGCTACAAGTTCTTCTCTCAACTGTTCATAAGCCTCCTTTGCTTTACCAGCCAAAATTTCATCGTTTGATAAATTTGCAAAGTAAGCAGGATACATCTTTTGCAATTCATCAACCGCTGCATTTCGATCTTTTAAGGATCTGGTGTGATCCTGTGTGGCCTTATATAAAACATCTAATTTCACGGTGGAATTGGCTACATCTTTCATCCCTTTTTTAATGCCTAATGCCATTTCTTGTTCAGCAGACAACAATTCTTTAGTCGCATCTTTTGCTTTAAACAAACTTGCCACCCAATCCATTATATCCTTTCCATACACAGATAACAATGTAATACCTACTACCAATGCTGTTTGCCAATTAAGGATAGATTTAGTTAGTTGTTTCCATACGGGAACCCCTTTCTGACCGGATTCTTGCAAAGCCTTAAACTCATCTCTTGCACGTTTTATTTCATCAGCCATTATAGGCAAGTTATTAGAGATAGCAAGAAAGAAAGCATTCCATCCTACTGCTAATGAAGGCAACTCTCTGGCCACTTGCTGGACAGATGCGTTTAATCCATTCCAATGTGATGTATAGTTACCTACATTTCTTTGATAATTACCCATTTGAGCGTCAATGGCCTTTAATTCATCTTTTAGTTGCTTAATCTGCTTTATTAAACCGACTCCTTGATCTCCTTGTCTTTGAGCTTCAGACAAATTTCTAAATCTATTTTCTAATTGTACTACTGCTGCGCTCATTTCATTATAGCTCCCGGCTGTAGAAACCATGGCTTTTGAATGTGCATTCAGAAGAGATGTATACTGTTTATTCTGCTGTACAAGATCTCGTTCTTTAATCGTAAGGTCAGAGACTATACGCAAATATTCTTGCTGACTTATTGTACCCTTAGATAGTTCTTTTGATAGTTCAGATAGCTCTCTCCTTATTTCATCAAGCCTGATTTTATTAGCAGACAGCCTTTCATTTAGTTCTTTTGCTTTATTATCATAAGAAGTTACGGTATTTAGAATCTCCGCATAAGCACTACTTGTCAATGAAATATATGAACTTGCGGATTGCATGGCTTGAGCCTGCCTTTGAGTAGTTTGAGCATTATCCTTTTGAGCTTCAGATGCGATTTTTAAAGCATCAGAAGCCTTATTTATTGCACTTGTGAGAGAATCAAACTTTCCTGATAAGGATGACAATGATAAGAATTCTTTCATATTCTTATTTAGATCATTTAAAATACCCTTGTATCTACCTTGTATATCAGACAGTTTATTCTGAGTAGTAACTAATTGGTTCATTATATTAGTATACTTCTCTGTTTTATCCGCTAATTCCTTAAGATCCCCCGGTTTTACTCTGAGACCTCCTGCCAAATCTTTGGTAAGATTCACATAAGCCTCTTTGGTTTCATTAAATTTAGCAATCAGGCTAGTTAATTCATCAAAAGCTTTTTTATCAACAATATCCGTTATTTTAAATTCATTCGCCATAATTTAAAATTTTGTATCGTGCCCCTTCACACGATGGTTACTACTTCTTATTCTAATAAAATACCAATTCAACAAACGTTCCATAGAATTCAATACCTTCCGGTAGAAAATCAAAGGTTCCGTCTTTCCTTTCGTACAGCACATACACAGAGTGATCCATCTTGGCAGCTATGCGTGCAAGACTTCGGACTCTCTCTATATCCTGCATCCTTTTTTTATTATCACACCAACAGCTCACAGTATACCGAATTTTGCATAATATTCCCGTAATGCGGGATTCATAAAATGAACCATAAAATGCCCCAATGCTTCGGGACCTACGGCCAGTATTATACTGCCGTATTTTTTTTCAATATCATCCCCGAAAGAGACTCCGACAGATTCTATCCTCAATCCGTCATTAATGGGGATAGCAGTAATAGACGAGTAGTAGTCACCCCGAATTTTGAGGTTTGGAGTTTTCATGTCACGCGGTGGCAAGAACAGATAAGAAGGAGCCGGAGGTGTCTTTTCCATCTTCCACTTCATATATCCTTCAGCATTATGAAACCATCTGCCGGCATCTTTCGAATTAAAAAAAGGGTCATTGAGATATGTCGGCCTTAAAGGCTTTCCACGACCATTCACCCCTGAATACAATTGTTGCCGGATAAAGTCCTGCACCAAATCAGCATTACTCTGAATTGTGTATTTTACAACTTTCTCAAGTCCTCCAACAAACAGTTTAAAATTATCAGCCGCATCGCTTAATGTTGCCATATCCCATTTAATTTAAAAGGGGATGAACTAATAAAAATCCATCCCCTTCACCCTGTCAATCAATCAGTTTACCTTTATCCGGAATCAAACCCTTAATCCGGTCGTAAATATCACCCAGCATCTTTTCCCTTTCAAATTCTTCCCTATCCAGGAAAAATAACTTTTTGTGAGTATCGATAAAGTCCTTTCGTTTCCACTTCACGACTTCATTTTCTATGAAGTTCACACCTTCTACAACCATGTTATATCCTATTTATAAGTTAAACGCTTGCATCATACGCCTCTTTCTGCTCAATACCGATAATGCCTTCCTTCTGGAGCTCCGATGGTTTCTTCAAAGAAGGAGTGCCTGTAGCAGTAACGGTCAACTCACCATTAGCATAGGATACTGCTGATACGCCTCCGTCGAAAGATTTTCCGGCACTCTTGGAAAGAGCGTCCGCATAATACCCCGTAACATTAAGGCCTCCGAAGTGCTCAATCAACTTGTACTTATTCTCTCCCACTTTCACCAGGTCAACAAACACAAGCCCTTTCAATGCTTCCACTACATCAAAGTCAAGAGCCATGACATTCGCTGTTTTAATATACTTTTCATAATCCTTAAACATAAGGTTTACGATCAGATTAGCGACCTGACCGGAAGAATCCCAATCCTGCCCGCTTGGATATACTCCCGAAAGGGCAATACCACTCATACCGGTTGCGTCACGGTTGGTTCCGAACAATACATTGTCTTCATCAACTATTACCGCGTCAAATTCCACTCCTTTTGCCATCATTAGATTGGCTTTAAGGCTGGCATCATAATTATCCAATGTCAGAGCTGCCGTATATGCGGAATATCCGGTAACTTTATCACCTCCATATCCGGTTGCACTCACGTTCGCTTCACCTCCTGTAGGGGCAAATTCTTCAACCGTCTTTATCGGATAAATTCGGTTAGGACGGTCCGCATGACACAACTCTTCTATCTTCTCTGCGGTCAGTCCGTTCGGGATTTTAAAACCACGTGGAATAAGGATTACCGCTTTAATCTTTCCGGGATCAAGAATACACTTCGATCTTCCGGTATTAAAGTCTTCCTGCCTCTTACATTCTCTAAATTCTATCGCCATAACACTTCTCTTTTTTTAATGTGATCTGCAAATTCTTAATATTTATCCCGTCGATATAATCTTTGAATGGCTTTCCGTCCGGGCCTGTCACTCCTGTTTTGCCGTACCGGTAATTCTCAACATATATGTGCGGGATACTTTTTACATAAGCCATATCAAACGCCGGCTCTTTACCGATCTCCTTGATCAATATCTCGTAAATAGGTCTGAGACATTCTGCGAATGATATACGCGAACGTTCTTCGTTGGTATATGAAGGCAATGTATTTACGACAAGGAGTATATCCAATGACATTTTCCCTTTCTCGCCGGTCCTGTCCTCTTCGATCGGAGAATAAAGGAATATCGCGGGATATTTTAGCTTTGCAGTATCATTTGATTTGCTCCAAACTAACAACTGGTCAGAAATGTAGCTCCAGTCTCCAAACATATACGAGATATGTTTGCCATACTCCTTTGAGACACGCTCTACTATTTCCCTGAATACATCCGTTATTACTATCATAAGCCAAACGAATTAATCTCTTCCAGCATTGAGCGGTCAAATGAAAAACCGTCATAGCTGTCATCCTTGCATAAGAAATCAAGCAAATCATGATTCATCTCAACCATTTCATTCCATGCCGGAATAAGTACCACATTGGGATCGGCATGGTCTTCATCATCAGAACTGGTTGTGCCCACATCGCTTACATGCACATTGTTCCTTCTCACAAAGAAAAAGAACACATAATTTGCGATAGGGCTTTTACCATCCTTGGTTAGAAACTCTTTTAGCCTTTCCCATTTATCAATCTTATCTTCCCCGTCTGCCTTCATGTAGTTTATGAATTGACGGCACATATCCCTTCCCAACACCAATTTCAGATACTCTTTTTCATACGTATCAATGAAACTGTCAAGATAGTCCTTCATTGCAGTACGGGTAATTGAAGGAGCCCCCGTATCCACGTTCAGTCCATCTATAGATGTTGTCCCCTTAAAGTATGTACCGTCAATTATCATATGCTACTCTTTTAATTTATTATCACCCGGTTTAACGAACAGTTCTTCACAGCCGAGCTCTTTTGCATCCTGCATCAGGTTATTCGGCACCCGGATCTTTCCGTCCTTGAAAAACTTACTTGCAAGGGGCATATTCACACTCGTTTTATCCCCTTTCTTAAAGAAGTTAACGTCTTTAATGAACTCAACCTCGTACTGCTTATGCAGGTCCATGTTATACTCTTTTCCCATATTTATCCAACTTTATGTTTAACCACCAACTGAAGGAGAAATAGCCTCCATTACTGTAGCAAATGAATCACTCACAAATGCAGTCTTATACTGCGCCTTTACATAGGCCATCAATCGTTTTTCACCGATCATGGTCACAAGGTTCTTCGTGAAGTCGTCGTTCTCCCAACCGAAAGTAATAGATAACTGAACCAGGTCGCGAATATTCAGGTAATTGAAGTCACCGATACGGAACTTACCCTGCTCGATAACAGTAGACGTTTCCACCGCAAGTCCTCTGATCAGTTCATCACCAGCACGGAACGGCCGCAGGTATTGTCCGTTTGCATCCTTCTCAAGCTGCATCATAGCATAATCGATTGGATTCATCAAAACAAGATTAGGACGATAATTCATCTTGCTTGTAGAAAGAATCTGTGTATATGCCGCTACAATGGCATCATACATATTAGGGGACTTAGCTACTTTGAATCCGGTAAGCGAGAATGAAGGAAGATCCTTAAATACACCTGTAATCTGTCCGTCCGCTCCGGTACCAGAAATAATACCTTCCTCTTCTGTAATACCGATACGGTTAATGATTTCCGCTCTGATTTCGGCTACCAACTGAGGTAAATCAGTCAATGTTTCCTCTGTCAGCTTTACAGTCAACGCAACCTTACCGGCAGTAATGCTCTTTTCTGAAAGCGTTGCATCCATATTAGGTTTCAGGCCACCTTCAGGTACCCATCTGGCATCACCTTCTCCCGGCTTGAACTCAGCATAAGTCAACGAACGCGTACTGATGCTTGCTACGTTTGCGTATCTTCGAATCACTGTTTCAGCTTTCGGATCTACAGAAAGAGTAGAATCTACCGTATTGTTATAATGCGGTGCAATGCCTGTACTGGTTACTGTAGAAACAGATTTGCTGTCCAACACCAGATTAATACTCTTCTTATAGCCGGCAGATGCTTTACACGCCCCTTTCAAGTCAACTACCTTGGCACCTTTCTCAACCGTGATAAAGTCCTTCAGTTGTTCCTCAATCTGTTTATCGATGCTCTTAAGAGCAATCTCACCGTTCCCGGCCTTTTCCGTAGCGGCCTTGATCCGGATAAGGCTTTCCTCGATACTGTTGATGGTTTCATCAAACGTTTTCTTGTCAACCGCACTTTCGCCATTCTCTTTCTTGAAATCGCTGATCGATTTTACCGCTTCAGTAATAGATGTACGCAGATCCTCAATCTTCAGTTCATCGTTAAGGTAAGACTTGATCTTCTCTCCTATCTCCTTATCGATAGAATCAGCCAAGGCGATGTCCATCTTCTCCCATACTTTTTTGTCATCCTCAGACATTCCTTTTGTGTCAATAAGGTCCAAAAATCCTAATTTCATAAGCAATCCTGTTTTAGTTTTAATTTATTAAACATGGACTTCTTACCACGTACGTCGGCTTCCTTTGCTGGCGGATTGCTTTCCGGCCTTGCAGAAGCAAGTGACATAGCTTTAGCAATGATCCTTTGTAACTCTTGTTGTTTTATGACGTTAAGCCCTTTACATAAGACGTCGATGTCAGATACCAATTCACAATATCGGTCTTGGTAATCCTCCTCAGACTTTAATCCCAGATACTCCGTTTCACCATTAGCACCGATTGAGACAACAGAGATTTCATAAAGGACAACCTCTTTTACGATCAGACAATCTCTTCCTTCATCCCACTCACATTTCTCCCACACGTATCTATATCCAATAGAGAACTGGTTCAGTGTTCCGGATTCAAGCTGTGTCAAAGCCTGGTTGCCTCGTTCTACATCATCAATTACGGCTTCAAAATACAACCCCTTTTCATCCTCACGCAAAGCCGTCAACCGACCGATGGGTTCACTCATATCATGCATCCACAGAAAGATAATCTTGTCGTTGGCCGCACTTTCCGGTCCCCTGTCTTGGATACTTTTTGAGAAGCATCCTTTTATAAGCATATCTCCGCTCTTGTCTATGTTGCCAAATATGGCAGCATATCCTGAGATCTTACGGCTTCCGCTGTCAATGGACAGATCCTTTGTCTCAAACGAAAAGGATTTAGTCTGCTTCCCGATTCTACCTTTATATTTATTCTTCGTTTCCATAATCTCCCTTAGGTTTTTCAGGATCAATATCTATATATTCAGCTAATACGCTTCTTCCCTCGTCTCCGGTAATAAGGCCGGCCTGTTTCCCCTTAATCATGGAGTCCATCACCCGTTGCAGAACCTCCGATGATTTACTCTTATCCGCCTGCAAACATTCTACGTGTGAGAAATCAATCTTCATAATTGTACCTTCCGGGCAAACATTCTCCGTAAAAGCCTCAGCTATTATCTCTGCATTAGGTATAATCAAGTCCTGGTAACCGGCACGTTTAGCCGATTCCTGGTTCTCAAACTTACTTTCATTAAAAAGGCTCGGGTTAAGACCGATAGCATTAGCGATCTTTTCAGTACACCTCTTATCCTCTTCATGAAGTTTCAACTGGTCAGAATTATAATTCAAGGGAATCCATCCCAATTTAGCACGGGAGACAGCAATCTGGAACTGACTTTTCATCAACCCGTACTTCCGCTTGAATCTATCAAGAAGTGATTCCTGTTCGGTTGAATTCAGCGAAGCATTACCTGTCTCACTGTTATCGTTATTGTAAATGATCCCTTTGGGGCCTCCATTCGTTATCAGGGAATTACTTGCCTGCATAGAAGCCATCCAGTTAGAAACAGGGATAGACAAACTGTCTACGGCCGTACCGAACGTTATCTCATCACCTTCATTGCAAGGGATATGGATATCACTGTCGTAAATGATAAAATACTCCTCCTTGTTAAGGACCTTTTTCTCGGTTCCACACTCAACGTACGCCTCCTTGACTATTCCGTCCAGATCTACCTGGTCCAGAGATTTCCCGGTACCGGTCAGATGGAAATGCGTGGGATGGATGATCCACATCGTACGAGGAATGCCTTTCTTAAAAATACGGTTGGTATATATAGGGCAGTATCCATATGTCCGGAGGACCATTTCTATTTGAGAGAAGAAGGCGATGGAATTTTGAAGCGGATTAGGTTTCTTAAACAAGGCGGTCAGCTTCGGATCTGTGACATCGTTACCCTCTGAGTCTGTCAGGTAAACCCTTCCGTTGGCAAACATGGCTCCCACCTTCCTTATAACGGTAGCGAACGGAGTACAATACAACAAGGCGTTTTCTTTATCCATGGCTTGGGACATGTTAAAGTCCGTCTTCCAGATGGCACCTTTCGAATCAAAAAGATTGGTAAGATAGAATGTATCATTACCTCTCTTCTCAACCACATTAACCTTATCGGTCATATTCATTGCCTTTTTTGAAAACCAGCTACCCATATATGCAAAAAGAGTGGATACACCCAAAGGCGTACCCACTCCCGTTTTTATGTATTTTCGTTCTTTTATGATTTACGGTAGCATATACCTTTATATGCCGTGGATACTCTCCACTGCAAATATAGATAATATTATTGATTATTTACCTAAACTACCTACTTTTTATTTATAGAATTTATTATTTTTATTTCATTTAACAGATTGGTTTATAATAGAATTAAGTAAGCAAACGAACAAACTAAAGAATATTATAAACAAACAAAATATAACTGTTACTTACTGAGATACCGACTAAAAAGAATATGATTGATCAATGAATATATAGTTAGTTATTTTTATTCCTTTATGCTTTCATGCTATATAACATACAAATATTTGTATCGCAACACTTGCAAGATACAAATATTTGTACTATCTTTGTAACATCAAAAAGGAAATAAAGTAATAACAATAAAAGCCATGACAGCAGCAGAAGTAAAATCAGTATTAGGAAATAATAGGGAAATGGTTATCAATTTCTTTAATGAAAATGTTAAAGAGGATAATTTCTATAATTTAGGTTGGTTTATGACAAGAGTGCTGAATGAATCTGTCGCTTCATGGAGCAGAAGAAAAAATATAGCAGAAAAAGAAATTATGTCAGTAATGAATAAAGTGATGAAGAGTTATCCTCAAATCGCTAAAGGCTATATAAGCAACTACGAAAAAGCGGTAAATTACTTTGGAAAAGAAAAAGCGGATCAAATTTTAAATGCTAAATAAATATTAAGATTATGAATGCAAGACAAACAGTTGAAGTAAACCAGCAAATGGTTCAAGACTTATTGGATAGCGCCAAAAAAATGGCAGAGTCAAAAGGTATATCTATTGCTGATGCGATAGATTACAAAGTATCAATATATGAAAAATATGCTAAGACATCGAATGAAGCTGTGGCTTGGCATTTAAGAGGTGAAGAAGCTAAAAAAATGATATCCTTATGAATAAGAACAGTTATAGGGAAGTCCTGGGGCAAAGACTCCAGGAATTTAGGGAATCCCGTAATTTATCAAGGTATGCTGTTGCCAAAAAAGGAAACATACGTGTTGAGCAGGTGAAAGCGGTTGAGGAAGGAGTAACTAATTATACGATAGATGTCTTTCTCGGATATATTTCTGGATCTGACTTATATATGTATTTTGCTGAAAAAGACAACGAAAATAACCTCAAGGATTTAATAGATAAGATATAAAAAAGGCCGGGAGCAATCCCGGCCTGAAAAAAAGATATTAGTAAGATTTATATTGTTCAGATACTTGATACTCTTTACCCTCATAGGTAAATGTCCAAGTGAATATAGGAAGGTAAACATACCTCATCTGACCACCAAGGTTTGTTGATTGTCCTGCCTTAAGAGATCCCAGTTTAGAGGCTTCGTCAGTGTACAATACGATATTTCCGGTTGATCCATCTTTTACCTCAAACTTAGTAAGAGATATCTCTTTAGAACTTGTGTTGGTTATGTAACAATACACAGACCCTGTTATATAACCATTAATGGAGACAATAGATGAAGAACCTATTCTCAGATCCATAAAATCGGAAATCTCTGCTGATACAACTTCGCAAGTAGCAGTATGCCCACTATCTTCTGTAGTTATTGTTATCGTAGAAGTGCCTTCCTTCAATGCTGTAACCTTTCCATTATTGTCTACAGAAACAATGTTGGGTGCAGAACTGCTAAATTTTACATTTTTATTCTCTGCATTTTCAGGCAAAATAGAATATGTTAATGTGTAATTTTCTCCATTCAATATCTTAATAGAGGATTCAGTAAACTGAACTCCTTTTACTGAAGGAGGCAAAACATTCACAGCACACTGAGCTTTAAAGTTCCCATCATTAGTAGTGGCAATTATGTTACATGTACCTTTTGCCAATGCAGTCACCAATCCGTCTTCTACCTTTGCAATATTAGGATCGCTGGAAGACCATTTGATACTTTTGTCCTTTGCATTTTCAGGAGATACAGTAGCTGTCAGAGTAAATGACTCGCCGGCTTCAATAGATTTAGTTGTTTCATTCAATGTAACTCCTGTAACCTTAATAGGATTCACTTTAACAACACATTTGGCGGAGGTATCACTTCCTTTGACTTTGACTGTAATAGTACATTCACCATCGGAAACGGCTGTAACCTCGCCATCTGCATTAACCGTTGCTATAGTTTTATCCGAAGACTCCCATTCCACTTCTTTGTTGGTAGTATTTTCAGGTTCTATCGTATACTCCAAACGGAATGATTCACCAGTAGTCATCGTCTTTTCATTCTCAGATAGTTTGATACCCGTTGCCTCAATTGGAGTTACAGTAATCTTACATATATCTTTTAACCCTAAATTAAAGGAAGATACTGATATAGTTGCTTCTCCAACGGCTTTGCCATAAACAACTCCATTTTCAACAGTTGCAATTGTTTCATCAGAAGAATTCCATTCATATTCGGGAGCGGGTAAATCTGCTGGCGAATGGCTGACAGTAAGAGTTATTTTCTCACCAATCTTTACTGAAGCTTCACTTTTAGAAATTTCGATAGATTGTACAACAGGTTTGTCATCATCACCGCAAGAAGATAATGACAGAACAGAAACAATAGATAGTAACAATAAAATAGTTCGTTTCATGAATATAACATTTTAATATTAAAAAATATTGTGCAAAATAATTAAATAGATACATACTTACCAAGTTTTATCCGAATTATTTTTTGTATTCAACTAAAATATCTATCTTTGCAGTGCTTAACATATTTATAATCCTAACAAATGCAAGCGGAGCTTGCATTAATCATGCGAGCATTTTTTATGCTTGTACTTAAAATATTTGAGGTATTACTATACCCCCGTGGCAAACTGTAATGGAATGTCAGCATTTGTTAGGAATGTGTTAAGCAGCGGGAAAGATGGTAGTACCTCTTTTTTATTGTTTATGCTTAACAGTAATCCTAACAATCAAAATCAAACAAATAATAGTAGTTTGATGGCGACGTTAATCCACGATACGGATAGAATGAGTTCACTTGAAATTGCGGAACTTACAGGGAAAAGACATGATGCTATTTTACGAGACATCAGGAACTTACTTAAACAAGGAGTATCTGCCCACAATTTTGTGGAGACATCCTACAAGCAGCCACAGCCAAGAGGAGGATATAAAGAACTCCCTTGCTTCGAACTCACTAAGAAGGGGTGTTTAATTTTAGCTTCTGGTTATGACGCGATACTCCGTGAAAAAATCATCGATAGATGGGAATCACTTGAAATGGAGAAACGCAAACCTCAGACTCCTCAAACCTATATTGAAGCCTTGGAAGCTTTGGTAGCTTCTGAAAAGGAGAAAGAACGCCTGCGCATTGAATCAGAGCAACAGCAAGCCACCATCAAGATTCAGACAGAGGAAATTAAGCAAGCAGCCCCGAAAGTTAACTACTACGATAACCATTTGCAATCGGTCAACACGCTTACCTCCACACAGGTGGCTAAGCAAATCGGTATGGATGCGGAGAAGCTTCATAGGAAAATGAAAGAAATAGGTATCCTTTACAAACAGTCAGGGCAATGGTTACTATATTCTCCTTATTCCACTTGGGGATTACATTCTACCCGTACACAGACGTACACACGTTCTGACGGTTCGACAGGAACAAGTGTATATACAGTATGGACTACCAAAGGTGTGCGTTTCATCATTGCCCTATATGAAAATGAATGGAACGTGAAGAAAGCCATCAAGCAGATAAAGAGTGAGGTGAATCCAGCCGCCTAATCTATTACATAACTATCAGCGGTCGGTTTAAATGCCCGACAGCCACAACTATATTCCAAAATTATGATAGAGATTATATTAATATTGGTTTGTCTGTACACAGGTTACAGGCTCACACGGAAGAAAGGAGAATCGTTCTTCTACAACGATTGATTATATATAACGCTTCGACTACCAATCAGGCGAACATCTCTGTTAGGAGATGAACACCCCGGGAGCAATACGGCTCCTGGGATCTCGACGAAAGAAACGAAATTAATCTAAATGAAATTCTAAATAAAAAAGCTATATGGAAACTTCAAAATATACCAATATGGACATGGTATTGCTGAGCCGTGTCGTATCACTTACCGACGATATCCTTAGAATGCACAAGGAACTCAATGAACTCAAACTTATCCTCAATGAACGGACAAAGCAGGCTGAAACAAAAAGCAGACGCAATGTCTTCATGAAAATAGAGAAAACAGGACGATAAATATGATGAAGGGAGAGCGAAACACACTCTCCCTTTATTTATAGAATCTTAAAAATAGAACCAAATTTCAGTGATCGGTCAGAAAAATTACGGGGGTTATAATTTTACTACATGAAAAATAGAACAAAAAGGGATCTTACATAAAATTATAGAAAGAGAGATCTTATTTTGATTCCATTGCCATTATTGCATCCTTTATAGCATTTACATACTCTAAATGGGAACTTCTTGATATCAAATGAATGTAAATATTCCTATCTGCCTTAACCTCAATAGGAGTATTTATCATGTTAGTAATTCTATTCGACGATATATACTTATCGAACATTCTTGAAAACAAAGTACTTCTAAATTTTTGAGGAGTTAATCCTTGGTCTCTTCTTAAAATATCATGTATATCATCACAGTAGAAATATAATATTATGTTTTCATTATCGTTAAAAACTTGACCTATGACATTTGATATTTTCAGAAGTATTCCAATATCAGTCGGATTATCCCCTTTTATTCTTTCCAGTGTAACATCTGCTATTTCTATATCATCTCCAAGCAGATCTCTCACTTCACAAGGTATTACTTCCAAGTCAAAAGGAGATATTATTATTCGATATTCATCACCTAATTGAGAACTAATAGAAACGGAAATATCCATCTAATAAATTTATGCATTAATTTTTATAGTGCAGTCCTTTTTATTGCGTAATTTTTCCTGCTGAGATAATTTCCTATCTCTCAGCTTATTTACAAAGTCTAATAGTCCTTTGGAAGGATTCTCTATTACCAATGTTTTTTGTGTATAGGTAGAAGCTTTCATAATCTATAAATATAATTACGCTACATTGTAGTGTTATTATGTTGCAAATATAAGCAATCAGTCAGTATCTCACGCTAAATCATCACTATTTTTACCACCAAAGCTATGTTTTTAACTAATATCAACATGATTATCAGCTAAATCACATCTATTATCATATAGAACAGAACTAATAAGAGGAAGGTTCATAAGGGGCCGGAACTTCTTACGTGAACCGGCTCAGAAAGCGTGTAAAGGGATATATCCTATTTATACGTTTCCTGAGAGTAAAGAGAGAACCGGCAGATCAAACAATTACTGATTATTCCTAATTGTTCTTGCAACTACCGAAGCCAAAGCACTCAGGCAATTAATCCCTTCATAGCTCTCTTTACCATTATAATCCATCACTGAATCCATAAAAGAAAGATATTCAGGATAATCATCATAATCACTTCTAAATTTAAATCTCTCTCTTATAAATTCTTCATTTGCAGATATTCTTTGGTCCATATTCGCATATAAGCTGGTAGCCCGCACATTATCCATCCATTCCCGCACATCTCTTGCAAATTGGAAATATGATTTATGACTTTCAAAAACAGTACTGACAGGTGCCCATTCTTTGAGTTTCTCTTCCATTAATCCGGCATCAAATCCATCTCTAAATAAAACTCCGTCGATAAAGACCTCAGTTCCATAGACTGCATGTATCATTATAAACTTACCATTGCAATCTGGCATGATATAGACTATAGAATCTCCTTCTATTGCTATTCCTACATTATAATATTTCATATTTTCTTTCTTATGTGTATTTCTCTTCCTAGCCATTGAATATGATAAAAACTGTTCCCGGAATATATCTGTACACACATAACGGAAACAGTCTGTTAAATGGCCAAACTCCTCGTAACTCTGTTTTGTTATCTTGTCCTTAATCCGAGCTTTTAATATTCCTCCATTAGTGTCTTTCTTTACATTCTCGTAATCTTGTATAGACTTCTTACATGATTCATCAATAGACACAGATATTCCATGGAAACCCTCTAATAAAGCATTCACAAACTCTCCCGACATAGCAACAGGAGGGTTCTTTTTAGGGACCATATCAACCACCCGAAAAGTTTCTTCCAACACATCTATAAATTTATCCAGAAAAGATCTCTTTTCATCATCAATAGTATTTCCGCTTCTGGTACTCGCATCTCCATGCAAATATACCACATCGTTATATCCGATTCCTTCCAGCCATGTACGTGTCAACTCGGCTGCTTTAGTTACTGTATTAAACGGATCTTCAGCACAGATTTCATGAACTTGCCTTAACTCCAATTCTTCATTTTGCCATATTGATACACTGATATATGGGAGAACATTATTATCAACAGAAATATGCAAAGGAATTCCTTCTGTTACAGGACATATCTTCTTATGCTTACCAGAATCAAATGCATGCAAAAACTCTCCACCTGTCTTTATTTTACCCCATTCCCCAAGCGCATATATACGATAGTAATTATAATCTCTTGTCCTATCCTTATCAAAATCAGCAACCGCCTGCCGGTCATAAAATCCATATTGCCCGTCCGGACTGCCAACTACCCAAAAATTATTGAGGTAAGTTGATTGCATTATAACTGTATCCGGAGCATGAACTTCCTCAATTCCCGTTCTAGGATTTCTCAAAAGCCTTTCTGTATTTTTCCATTTTCTAGCAATCATTGAGAATTCTTTAGGAAGAATCTTCTTTGTTTCATTGTCTCTCAATATACCATACAAGTCATTTGACTCTTCTTTTAACTGCTCTTTATCAAATACATTTTTTTTAATCCAACACTCTTCCTCAATTGGATTAAACATTGAAATGATTTTCTGTCCTTTCCGGCCTCTAAGACGCTTCTTTATCTGTTTGAAATCTTCTTCTTTAAACTCTGACAATTCTTCACAGACAACATATTTATAACTCTCCAATCCTTTTATTTTCTCAGAATCATCCAATCCCTTAAATGTTATGTAGGACCCGTTAAAACAAATAATCTTATTCTCTCTAAACGAGAATAGTCTATATACTCCAAGGGACCTTACCGCCTCCTGAAAAGTCTTATAAATACTATCAGCAATAGAAGAACCTACTTTTCTAAATACAAGCGTATTATTACCCCCTGAAAGACATTCTATCAACATAGCCTGAGCTACAGAAAAAGACTTTGCCGATGAAGAACCTCCATAGAGGAAGATAAACCTTATATCATCATCTTTCATAGCTTCCCTAAGATGATGAAAATTTGGATTAAACTTTCTATAACTAATAGATACCTTTTCCATTAATCCCCCGTCCCCGTATCAATATCAAGCAACATTTGTTTTATATTAACTTCTGTCGGTTCATCATATCCCAGCATCTTGCAAATACGAGATATGCTCCAACTCTTACCATTCAACTTTAATTCAATCCCCTCCTTGGTAACTTTAACACTTTCTACTGCACGCGCCATTTCTTCAGTCCATTCGGATGAATCTTTAAATATCACCATACCATTTCTTATACTCAGGAAATCACGGATATCAGCAAATGCAATACACCGCAATTCCTCAAGTACGCGATCCTTAGTAATATTTGACTTCTTTCTTAATTCACTTTGGAGCTCCTGTATTCTGGGAGACAGCTTTGAAACCAACTTAGATGCTGCCTCCCATACAGTTTTATCACTGGAGCCTTTGCACGAATATACCTTTCTATATGCTTCAGAAGCATTACTGGTCTCAATATAAAGATTACAGAATTTTTCTTGTTTAGGTCTTAGCTTCATGTCTTTTCGTTAGTCTGAGTTATGTATAACATAATACACATTACAAATATAATTATTTTTCTCCTAATATAAAAACTAGATTAATAGATAATCTGGAATTTGTGGTACCATTTATCCGCATGTGGGAACCATCCTATCATAAACGATATCTGGCATATAGTTATTTTATATATCTTTCCTTTCATCGTTATTCCTCCTTTTCTAATTGCTTCACAATCTTGAAATAATCCTCCTCACTCAAAACCTTTTCAGCTGCATCAAGAACAGTATTATATCCGTTACAATAACCCAGGTCTGCAACTTCACTTATTATGAGTTTATTAAAATGTTGCAATTTCAATAGCCTTTTCATGCAAAGGGATTTATTATGATCTCTATTCATTTTTCTTCCTTTTATTTAAAATGATTAATAAGTTCTTCTACTGTAGCCTTGTGATAACTTCCTGAAATAATAGTGGCATGATTCCAATTTTCATCCCAAAAGAACATACTGCCTTTGGGTTCTGTGAAATAATGATCGTTACCAATAGAATCGTCATAAGAAACGCTAAGAGGGGAATCTGTTATAAACCACTGCATGTAGTTACTATCGTCCCTCAATGCGGCTATAGCCAGAAAAAGTTCCTCATTGGTTCCGCAATCACTCCTTCCTTTCTTGGTGACAGTATCTACACTATATATCACCCCATAGAGATTCCCATAAGACGTAATGATAGCTCTCCCTTCTTCGATATTTTTATGACTTCCCTTACCGTCATAATTATGTGCATCTAAAGTCGTATCACCGGAATTAAGTAGGTTATATCCCAGCTCTTCCAATTTTTTACGAAGTTCCTCCGTATTTTTTCTAATAAAACAAGACGTTGTAAATCCCATAGTTAGTCCTCCTTTCTTATCATATATGATTTAAATTAAATTAGATATTTTTCAAATAACTTTTTAAGCTCTTCATCAAAATAAAGCACGTAATAATAATTAAGACAAAAGACTTAGTGCCTCTTTAATACCTGCTTCCAATGCTTCTTCATATGTATCCCAAACTCCTCCATTGTTAGGACCATCTTTTAAGTCATTAGATATGTGTGTGCCATTATCTGCTTTAGATATTTCATATCCATAGCCGCAAGCATTATTATAAATACATATATGAACATTCTTTGTCTCTCTTAACCATTTAGCCACAATAGTTTGGGTAGGTCGAGAATAACACACTTTAGGCAAATAGTTATTTGTTCGGTATAAAGTTTTGCGCAATACACCGTTATCATCAATAACATTCTCGCAGTATTCATTAAAACCTTTTTCTTTTAGAAGCTTTGCTATTTCAAGCGTTACAAGTTCTTCGGTCATGGTTATTCCTCCTTTTTTAATTCATCTAATACTTTCTTTACAAGTTCGTAGCGTGGTAATTGCCAATCTTTCGCAATATCATCTATTTTATCATCATAATGATTGTCATAAACATACTGATTCAATCTGTCAACAAACCCATCACCGTCAAGACCTTCATCACAATCATCAAACATGTCAAGTTCATAGGCTAACTTGGAGCATACACAATGACTTACCCAATCATAAATACGACCATCATAAACATTGGACTGCCTGTTATACTTTTCTCCAACGTGTATCACCTCACCACAAAATTCACATCTATGCTCTTTACGAGCGACAGGAGTTTTATTCCTTAATACTTCTATCATTTTTATTCATTAATTCATTAATTAAAGCATCAGCACAAGCAATTGCAAACCGAGCAATGCTTATAGGTATTGTATGTTTCTCTCCTTTCTTGTAATCTGCTTCCGAACAAGCGTAACCAACTTCTGTATTGTCACTTAAAATCCCTTGCATAGCAGCTTTCGCCAATTCGTAGCGCCTCTGTTCCCAATCAATACGATCATTAACAATTTCTCCTGTTGTCTTCATCATTACCTCCTTTATTTAATCGAAATACATTACTTTCTGACCTATACACACTTTGAACCTTGAAAGACATTCACTATATTGTGTGATATGGTTAGGACTATATCTGTTAATAAAACAGCCAGTACGTTTATGGTATCTGACACAAGCGTTTTCGGGAGATTTAGCCAATACCTCTTTCTCATCGCTAAAACCAAAAAGCAAATTATCTCTGTATGATACCTTGTACACTTTCACTTGGCTTCTTATCTTTTTAAAATACTTTGCTTTCATATTTAATCTCCTTTCTCTTTAATAGGTTTTCTATTTTAGTTGGTGGTAATTTTTAATATTTTATTTATCTTCGAATCACATCTAACGGTAGGAAGGGCTGACAAATATTTAATCAGCCACTTTCTACCTTTATACTGGAAATTTGATAGCGAATATACTTTCCACATATCATCACAGTTCTTTAGTACGTCATCAGGAATATTTTCCCATGTCTTCATTTCTATAAAGGAGTCAACTAAAGAATATTCGTCATATTCTCCCCAACAGTCCTTAGTACAAAAATAAACTTCGTCACGATAACCCAGAGAGCTAAACGTAGAATCTTTACGTCTGTACTTCTTTCCTGTCTTTTTATAGGAGGCCCAATACAAGTTTGATAAATCTATATCAAATCCTTTGCGATAGAGAAGCCGGACTATCCGCTTCTCCTGTTTATTCCAAACTCTATTTATTTTAGGTGTTTTACTCATGATTAAAGATCTTTGTCTAAAGAAGGAATGGGTATCCAGAAAAGAACGCTCCCATCATATGATGTTAAACTTTTATCTGTATAAAACTTACCTCCACAGTAAAACAAAATTCGATATTTATACTCCTTACCTGTCACAAGCACCCAGCACGGATATTCAGGCAACCGCTCCTCTACACTTATCCAAGGTGATTGCTTTGACTGCCAGTCTGCTCCGGCTTCAAACGCATTTTCCACCATCATCCTATTTAAATCTAAACCCTGATAATTCTTTTCGTAATATTCTTTCTCGGCTTCTTCTATTGGCTGTTTCATAATTAGATCCTTTCTTTTTTAAAATCGGAAAGCATTGGGATCAAGCCCAATATTTCCCAAAACGATTGCATTTTATTATTTCATCTAATTTCAATTGTTTCCGACGGAACTTATTTATAGCCCGTTTCTCAAATTTTCTTTTTTTAGAACTGCAATGCTTCTTATCCATTCGGCATTGATAACAATGGCATATCCCAATGCCTGCATGTGATTCTTTCATGTCTGGTAAATCTTACATTAATTTAATTCATATCTAAATTTGTTTTGAATTAATTTACATTGATAATTTAGGTTCGGAAAGGGCTTCATTCAAACGCTTCATGCCCAAATCATAATATTCTGGTTCAATCTCGAAAGCTATGTATTTCCTGCTTGTATTAATACAAGCAACGGCAGTTGAGCAGCTTCCAGAAAATGGGTCTAACACGACATTACCCGGAATCGTAGTCAATGCTAATAGGCGTTCTATTAGCCGGACAGGCTTCTGAGTGGGATGTACCCTATTGTATCTATCGTGTACTTGCCTGATTATACTTTGCTCAGAATTACCATCTATGACCATTTTTATCATAGCTTTGTTTATTTCACTGTTCCGAGTAGAATTACCAGAAACTGTAATACTTCCATTCTGTCTTATGGCGCGTGTATACACGTCTCCCGTTTCAATATACGATATTATGTCATTAAGTCCTTTTTCAGAATGGATTGCGCTGCATAATCTTTTCATATCTCTTACGACTTTATCATAGTCGTATTTATTCATTTCCAAATACGGTATTTTCACCTTATTTATAGTTCCTTTGCCAATAGTGTGTATAGAAATTAGTTCGTGTTTTCTCTGCAATGGAGTAACAGGACTTGAACTATAGATTTTATCCCAGACGATTTCCTCTTTAAAAGAAAAACCTAAATTCGCAATAATTGTATTCCACCGATAAAAAGACGTTCCTCTTCCAAATAAAACCACAAATCCAGTAGGTTTTAGAACACGTTTAAATTCGGAGAACAAACGCTCTTCATCAAATGGACGATCCAATTTCTGACCCTTTAAATATAGATATGGTGGGTCGGTTAATATGCAATCTATACTTACATCAGGAATGCGTTTAATTCCTTCCAGACAGTCTTCGTTATATATCTTATTTAATTCAATTTTATTCATTTCTATTTAGTTTTACTTTATTTCTCTGGTTCAACTCTAACTCCGGCAACCCACAATAACCAACCGCATTCAACTGAAAAATCAACCCAATCAGTCCTTAGTGGATTCCTCCTGATTACAAGGTATGGGAGAATGTTTATACATCCTTGCCAACCCGCATATCTTGTATAAATTTTCCTTTTTAGGAAATGTAAATGTTTAGACTCTTTATATTCCATACTATATTGTGTTGAATTAAACAAATCCTAATAGTTTGTGGTATTTTTCCAATACTTCAACTAATTTACTTTCCTCTATTTCATCCAGACTTTTCCGAATGCAGAACTCTTCATCGGAACACTCATAGAATAATTCTCGAATTTCCTTTACCATCTCCCAGCATTGCTGACGTTGTTCCATAGCCCTCTGATGGAGAGAATAGGCATTTTTTATCTCTTGTTCCATATCAGGCAAAAGGAGCTTAATAAGTTCGTCATACTCGCATTTATATAGGTGGATTGAAACTCCGTCTGCTATATCAATGTCAATACTTTTATAAGACAAATCATTGTTTCTTATTTTCATGTCTATTCTGTTATGATTCTGATAAATATTTTATTAGACTCTCTTTGTCCTTAAAAAGCCTTTTATCCCATTGGGGATAATTGTTTCTTGGCACGCTAAAACCATCAGATAGCTTATAAACCATAGAGAAACTCCTATCCATATGAGATATTTCAATAGTTATTTTACTTACAGTGGAATGACAGATATTGTCTCCACTTAGATAGCATACATTATCACCTACATTAAATTTTGTATCTATATTCATGTCTATACTAATTTGAATTATTCTTCGTCATCGAAATCTTCATGATGCAAATTATATCCGGCTAAAATAGCCTTTTTCAACTCTTCCCGAAGATCGCAGTTTTCAGATCCTAACGAAAGCATCCGGTCAGCTATTTCGTATGCACGTTCTTCCAAAGTTTTTTCACCGACTTTAGAGTATTGGATGGCCATGCGTGTATTGTATTTCTCGCCTTCGAAAGCCATAATTTGACTTAAAACTACTTCGGCAGCGTTCATCCGAATAGCATCTTCTGATAGTTTTATAAGAACAAACTGCATTAATCTAACCAGGCTTTTACCTCCTTCGTCCGATACATTTTTTTAAAAACTTGCAGATTACTTTATCTTCTTCTTTTGTTAATTTCATATTAGTTCCTTTCTTATTTGTCTTGATGGTTATTTATTCTCAAAAACATGTGCAAATACACACTTTTCATCAGACAGCTGTAAGCCGAGTTGAGACGGATACCGTTTGATATAATTATAAAACTCGAACATTTTCCTGTCATCATCGCCGCAGCGATCTATTAACAGCTTAATGAAGGCAAGAAGACAATCGGAGTCATTTCCGAAGTTTTCCTGTGTGGATAATTGCGTTTTGTCAACATCAAGTTTCAATTTACGAATTGCTGCTATCGCAGTGTTGAAGTTGCGTTTTGCATCATGACGCAATTCATAGCCTTGTTTTCCCATTTCACTTCTCAAATCGTATAGAAGCGTTTCCACGACGTCAGTCAACACGTAGGTTAGGTTGAGCGTCGTATTAAGATTTGTTGTTCCTACTAACATGATTTATTTATTTCTTAAGCTTATAAAGCCTCGTTTAACCAACTCTATCAGATCCGACATATTTTCTTCACTTATTTCTGCCTGAGTCTCACCATTTACAGATATATAGTGAGGAATGCCAAATCGATCACGGATTCTCTTACGGATAACAGGAGTAGACTTGTTCTCCCAGTAAATTGTAACTACCATATCTAAAATGGATTATCATCCTCTACACCAGATTGTTTGCCTCCTAATAATGGGACATAATCAAGATTATAAAAGCAAGTCGTAGCGGCATTGAACCCACATATGAACCGTAGAAGTCCAATATTTCGTCCTTTAGCAATATCTATCATAGCCGTCCCTTTGGTATCTACATTAGAAAAATCGTTCGGATAGGATTTATTGTTAACCTCAGGCCGATAGATCAAAATGACAACATCGGCAGCTTCCGCTATTTGTCCGCTGTCACGAAGTCGCCCCAATGTAGGAACCGGATTCATTGTATCCCTATTCAACTGAGAAAGGGCTATAATCCAAATGTCAAGTTCTTTAGCTAAGTTCTTTAATCGCCTAGCCACATCCCCCATCTGTTGTTCTTTATTAGCTCCCTTCATATTCACATTCAAGATCTGAAGATAATCGATAATAGCACCGTCTATTCCAAACTTCAATTTCATATATCGGATAGATGAAATGATAGTATCAATATTAGAAGTGCTTCTATCATCAAAGTATATTCCCTTTCCCGACATTTTACCTACTCCAACATCTATCGCTTGTATCTGTGAATCAGTCAAACGTGAATACATGATTTGATTAGCCGGAACCCCACTTTCCATAGAGAGAATACGAGCCGTTATTTGCTCCTTTTTCATCTCCATTGAATACATAGCTATCTTAGCGCCCAAAGACGCTGCATTTCGCATAATAGACACCGCAAAAGATGTTTTACCTTGGCTTGTCTCCCCTGCAATAATTATCAAGTCTGATTTTTGCAATCCGCCTGACTTTGAATCAATTTTTTCAAATCCAGTAGGAATACCCGTTAATTGTCTATTCCCTAAAAGATTATCATTTATCATGCCATATACACTTTCAAGTCCATCGTTAATGGTTGAAATAGTAGTGCTACTTGATTTGAAAAGCGATGCAAGTTCATTACTCACCGAATTAGAGACATCGAGAATATCCTCTGCTTCTGAATAAGAGTTTGATACAAGATACTGTCCTATATCCCAAAATTTACGTCTTATCGCCAGATCGTGCAGCCGTGCTGCATACTGGTATAAATCAAAAGTACAGTTAGAAGCAATTCGCATATACTCCATAAGGTCAAACTTCACCCCATTAGCAATAAGTTTATTCTTGACCGCTACCACATCAGGCCGACTGCCAGACGATGCCACTTGAAGGATAGCTTCGTATATCTGAAGATGGAATGGATTATAGAAAGAATCCTTGGATAATAACTCCCTCACTTCTTCAAGCGCATTGCGTTCAGTGATAATAGTACCTAAGACAATCTTCTCAGAATCTTCATCTCGTAGTTGCACATTAATTTCCATATTCTTTTTTTGCCCAGTTTAATACAGTCCTGTAAAGGTTAGTATATCGTTTACGTAGATCCTTTCGATTCTCTATCTGCTCGATGATGTCAGCAATCTGTTTACCCGTATATTTCTCTTTGAGTTTTAGAAACTCCGCTTCCGTGATTTGGGAAGAGAAGTTTTTAGCATTGCTGCAATAAGGAGCGTTCCGTTTTAGCCAGTCATTGAATTTTAGAAAATCAGGATTTGAAGAAGCGGATGAAGAAGCTTTGGCTTCTTTCTTATCTCCGTTAGGAGATTCTTTCTTATCTTCCTTTTCCTCTTCCTTTTCCTCCGTAGTGTTCACGTCGTTATCACGTAGTGTTGACGTAGTGTTCACATCGTTATCATTTAAAGCCTTACTAATCAATTCTTTTACTATACCCTTACCGATATAAGACTTATCGTATCTCTTATCAAGGACTTGATGACTACGGAATGTGCGGATAAAGTAGTAGCTTTCTTCTGCGTGAATAATAGGTAATAACATCCGGGCATCCACTAAGGCATCTATCCACTTTTTTATTTCAGATACTCGTAAATTTTCATCGTAAGGGAATATTTGAGACTTGAGTAATGCAGCATTACCTTTGATAACTCCGAAATCATCAGCAAAATTCCAACAACCAATAAAGAAAAGACGGCATGGAATTGGTAGTTTACCTATCTTTTCATCTTCCCAAAATTCAGGTTTGATTGTTCTTATTCGTGCCATACAAACATTTTATTAGGTAATACAGATTATATTCTCCACTTTGGGGACACTTTGGAATATGCTCAATGTCCTTAATTATTCAGCATCAACTATTTTTTCGTCCCTAAATACCCAAAACCAATTTTCGGTAATAGCTATCAGTAAGTCAGCTTTAGTTTCGCTTCTTAATCCCATTGCATAACCTCTTTGGCACGCTCCTGCATTTTTAGCGCGGGTTAATAGGTCTTCTTTCAGTTCTTCGAATGTTTTCATCGTATATTCATGTTAATTAGTAAAATGGGAGGATAAGGGTGGACTCGAACCACCAATCAGCATTATTTACGAGCAGACCCCTGATTTACGGGCAGCACTACATTTGTTTTTCGAGGTGTAACATGCCTCTTTACAATACCATTCTGTCACTTATCCATGTTTGCCCGCCATATCTTCACAGACTGAGCAGGCAGGTTAACAAAGTTATACTTCGATGATTACGATGTCCGGTGCAATCTGTCTGATTTGCTTCAGTTGTTCGTCAATCACCTTATTCTTGTATTCTTCAATGGCTTCATTTGCACCAGCGGACACAAGAGAAAGAGATACATCACGACCGTCCACATCAGCGTAAATCTCAACTTCTATCTCTTCGTTGGCAAAACCTTTGAAAAGAGGAATGTTTAGTTTGAAAGATTTTGGAAGGTTGGAATCAACCACCTGTGAGTAATTATCCACTTTGCTTCCGTTTTCTTCTTTACTACGCTCAATGTCTTGGTTTACCTTTGCTTTGAAGCTCTTCAAAGTAGAAACAAGCATCATGTTCTGCGACTTGTCAGTAAAGAAAGCTCGGTGCATCTTCAAAAACTGTGACAATTTGATAGGTTCCCAATTCTTATCTGTATTGATGCCGAACTCCAGCATTTCTTTTGAAGGCTGCAAAATGCCGTTGATTTCTGTCTGATAGTAGCTGGTTTCATCAATCGTCAGAGCCAGCCCCATCTTATCACGGTTTACGATAATGTTCGTCTCTTTCTGATTAATCAGTTCGACACGTTTCTCTAACCATCTGAAAGGTGCGTCTATTGTTCCATTGATAACCACTCTTTCCGGTTCTTTCGGGTCAAGTGCTACGGGTGCTTTACCTTCTCTTAACACTACTTCGATAGGTTTGCCGTTATAATCTTTCGGCACAACCAAGTTGATTTTGTTTTCGCTCATGATTCTGTTCCTGTTTTACGATTAATATTAAAAATAGTTCTTTGCATTTCCTGCGGCATGATAGGACGGGAATAAACCAGCTCACCAAGTTTGTTGTAATACCCGGCCATTTTTTCTTCATGATAGAGAATCTTCACACACTCTTCATTTTCAACATATTCAGAGCCTTTCTTTATGTTTTCAAGAAGTTCCTGTTTTTTTTCATTTAAAGGCTTTAATTCAGCCTTAAATGCTTCCATAGCTTCTTTTTTCTCTATCTCAATATCATTGATTTTGATTGAGGTTTCAGCAAGAGATTCTTTCTTTTGTGCTAATTCATCCGGTGTAAACCGATGTGTATAGCCAATCTCTTCCACTGCATCGGCATTGTCCTGTAGGAACTGCCATCTTTCCTTTTCGGGGATTTCTTGACCTAAAAATTTATCCATTATTTTTCATTTTAGAAATTAGTTCTTCTTTCATCCTCAGCATATTAGCCATTCCTTTCATTCGGGATTGAGCATCAAGATACATCTGTTTGTATTTGCCAGCATCCTTCAAAGCACGCTCATACTTCGCTGTCTTTTCATCAGAAAATCTACCGGCACTATCACGGTTGTATATCTTGATTGGCTTTATCTCATTTCCGAATAAATCTTCCATAGCTAAATAAACTCTTTGTTACGTTCAATTTCTTGCTGGGCATAAATCAGCATTTGATGTTCATTTGCAGCTGGCAGATAGATACCTGCCACCGATGCGCTCCAATTACGGAAGCGGTCAATACTCAGGGTCATTTCACCTGTTGTCAGTTCGGCTGAACTGCGCAAGTAGATTACTTCCTTGCCCTTCTTGTTGACCGTTTTACGTTCAAATAAATCACGGTTGCAAGTCCTCTTATAGAAGTCTATTTTGGCTTCGTCAAGGCTGCAACCATACTCACTACCGAAATACCCTAAAAGAAGATGTAAATAGCTGTTTTGGGCAAGCGTGCGGTTAGGTAGTTTCTTTTTCACTTCCACCACCGCACGTTCACTAAACAGCTTGTTTACATACTCCTTGAATTTGGGTATCTGATATTCATTCTTCAAATCGAACAACATATACTAAAAAGGTAAATCGTCCTTTGCATTACCATTTGCATCAACTGGTGGCGGAAAGTTCTGCGGTTGCTGATAAGTCGGCTGTGGTGCTGGTTGTTGTACTGGTGCATTCTGTGGGGATTGCGATACACCGCCACGCGCTTCTATTTTATAACACCGGATGGACACCATACGTTTAAGCTCCCCGTCCTGAGTAGACCAGGAACGCCCCTGTAGAACAAATGACACGGTAACAACATCACCGGTTTTAAAACGGTCCAGTTCGGTGCATTTATCGCCTGAGAACTCTAAGGGAATAATATTTTCATACTCGCTACGCTCCTTGGTATAAGGATCATAGGTGGTAGCGTCCAACAGGAACTCCCGTTTAGTGAATGTAGCTCCACTGTTTTTGGATTGGATTTGGACGGTATTGCTGATAGATAAAATACGTCCGGTTATTTTATTTGTCATAATCTATTTGGTATAAAAATCTTTAATTTGTTGAAATATCATTCCTCTTTCTTTAATATATTCTATAGTTTGCTCATCTCTTGAAATCCTCACTTTCGTAAAATCATCTTCTGATATTTTTCTATGAATATTCTCTTCATCGTTATAAGAATTAACACATAAGAACGTAAGAGTACATGAATTTAGCCCTGAGCAATACAATTGCTCCTGTACTTGATTGTAGTATGATTTATGCTTTTTCTTGAGATAGTCAAGTAACTTGGCGTTATCCCCTTTTATAGGCTGTATGTTATCGACATAATCGTTTAGATAAACAGTCTTCAACTCAATGAAATCATTCAATTTTCCTTCTTTTATCTCTGCAAAATCAAGAGAAGCCTTGAATACATCCATTTCTTTGCAATGAACGACATATTGAGGGAAATACCACATAGGCAAGAAAGCAAGAAATCTTTCCTCTAATATAGCACCGGTTCTAAGAGCGTCTATAGGACTGCATTTGGCATTATAATAAGGTTTTTCACCACTTACAAAACGCTGCATAAGAGAGATGTGAGATTTCGTATTCTTGCCTGATAATAATGCATGAATATCTCCACTTCCTATATACATTGTTTCTATCATACAATACCTCTCTTTCTCATACCATCATAAATCATTTCAATCTCTTTTGCATCAAGTTCCTCAATAGATCCTTTGTTGAACCGCTGAAGAAAACTGATGCATTTGTTATTGTCAGATAACAAGAAATTGCTCACTATAACTCTTTTTTCATCAAGTGTTTTCATCGTAAGCATCTCCTTTGATTTTACGTCATCCGGATCTTCACCCGTTGCTATTTTATATGCGTTTAGCAAAGCATATTTTCTTGCATAAGTAGAAGCCTTGCCAAATCCCTTATCTCCGCTATCAAGCCCACGCCCGAAACTTTCAACCTCTATATATTCCTCTGGTTTATCAAGATTGATGATCCTTACAGTCATCTTAACGATATCAGCATAAGTGATAGATTCTATATTTTCTTTTTTTATAGTCCTTATCACCTCTGATTTAATCAATTCTTGCTTAACTGGAATACTTACTATACCGTACTTCGTTTCGGCATCTTTCACACAAAGAGTAACATCTATATCCTGGACAGCCTTATAGGCATAACTACCAGCACTAACGGTCATATTTTTTTCGATGTTCTTTACCTCGTTGGAAACAGCCTGTATCTTTTGATATAAATTTAATCCGTCCATAACTATATGAATTAAAAGATAATTATAATTGTTTTCATCCTTTTATAAGAGTAGTATTATGCGTATCGGCTCAATCCTTGAACTTCACAAAGAGCATCATAATCCATACCACTGTCTTCAACCACAACAGACCTTGAAAGGATGGTTTCATAAGTCGCAATTTCTTCTTTTATCACCTCGATAATATCAGCCTTACAATCTACGTTGTAAACTCTACAGGCTGTTGCTTCATCCATGCTATCGGCTGCAAATAGGTCTTTACGAAGAGCATTTAAGCCCTGTTCTAATTCAAATTGTGTCATAATATCTATACGTTAATATACTTATTCATTTGTATTGTAGATAAAGCTTGCTTTATTTCCGCTTTCGAATAATAGATAGGAGAATTCCGGCCGGAACCTTTTCGTTTACCCTTGATCAACCCCACATCCTCCATTTGCCGTATAAGCTCGGTATCCAAATTCATATTGACAAACCATCTGGCCACTTCTCTCCTACTGATGCTATCTTTTGTCGGTTCGTAGCATTTCACCGCATTCATATACCCTACTTGCACCATATCAGATATTATATTCTTCAATTGGTATAAATCCAGCGTCACTTTCATTGGTATATTATATAAAAATTAAACATCATGGTAAGAAAAATGCCTGCATCACGCCTGATGCAGGACTTGATAATCTAAATCTAAAATTCTAAATAAATAAACTACCCTCGCGAGCGTGGACGGTACAGGATTCGAACCTGTCTTTCTGATATGCAGCGTTTCACCTAGAATACTTACCGCCCTGTCAGCCGCAAAACTGACATCGAGTTAAAAACGATTCACAATGTTCACCTTCACAGGCTACTTAACACGCAAAGTCTTAAAGGAACTTGGTAGATTTTGATAGCGCTCTTGCATCAGTTTACAGCTTCTCCTTTTTTAGTGAGCGGAACTCTACATTCCGGATGCAGACATGTTGGACATCTCCGTGTGAAGATGCACGGTACCGTACAATGGGGCAATCATGCAACTGCCCGAGGGGAAACAGTACGATGGAGTACCCGGCATGATAATCGTGAGCGTAATGCGCTGCTTGTAGGTAATGGGAAGCCTTTCACGATGAAAAATAATAATCAGCACAGATTTATGAACTAATGTAAAGCGTCCGATACAGTCCTATATGAATCGGTATAAAGTATGTAGTGTTGGGGGCGGCTACACACGCTTAACAAGATATACGAGATCGCCTCGCGTCAGTAGGCGGATTTCCTTCCCGTAAAATTCGGGCGAAGAAACGTATTGTTGCGTTGAAGGAAACAATTTAAATAGATGGTTATTCGGAAATTCCGAACAACCACCACCAAGGGATAAAATGGTCATAGGGAGCTAAGACTAAATGAACGGAAGTTCCAAGTGTACATAAGAATGGATGTCATCAAGACCGGTGCTGTTAGTAACAGGTTGAGTAGTTTAAGAATCGTAGGATAACCAATATACGGACGAAAGCGAGAAAGCAGACGATACTTGTGCAGGTTCGAATCCTGCTTATCCCTCAACCCTTATAGTAATTTAAAATCATATATAATAACTATGAATAAAATAAGTAAAGCAGCGCTATGCGTGTCGGCAATAATAGTATTATTGGGATATGCCGGAAGTTTTGAATATGCGGAAGAGATAGTGTACTCTCTTACTGAAAAGCAATATGAAGCGATAAAGAATGATTTAGGAGGCAAAGCAAGTGATAAGCAAATAGCAATGAAATATCAAGAAAATAAAGAATATTATGACTCGATTAAGTAATAAGGAGAAAATTAATAATACAGAAATGATACCTTCAAAAGACAAACCGATCAGTAAAACGATCAATAACATGAAAGTTGGGGATGTAGAAAAGTTCCATATCTCTAAGAGCCGATCTGTTAAGAACAGAGTCTATGACTATAATATTGAGCACATTGAAGAGGGCTTCTTGTGTAAAACGTGTGTCGAAAGGGACAAATTTATTATATGTGTAAAAAGAGAAAAGTAAATATACGCCAAGTTCCTTTAAGACTTGTCCCCCAGAATTGATTTTTCAAATTTCTTTTGTATATTTGGAAATCGGTACTGAGATACTGACTTTGATGATGCAAAGATAGTATACTTTTATATACCATAAAACAAATAGGTATACTTTTGTATACCTATAAACATTATTTAACTAATACGTTCATTTATGATTGATTTTAGAACACCAGAAAATGTAGATGAATCTTATCCAACAGTCATATCTGCAATAGAAAAAGATAAGATTATGGAGGCTTTAATAACTAAAGCAAATGGGAGGGAGAAGGTCACACTTGAATATAAAGAAATAAAAGACTTGAAAATTAGCAAGGATCAGTTTAAAATGGTTATTAGACAATTTAAGAATATAGGACTAATTGAAAATAAAGGAGGCTATGGGGATACATATACGCTAAACGCAGAGCTTCATGATATGTATAGAATAGGTGCTTTTCATATGCAAGAAGAAGCTTTTAAAAATGATCTAAAGAAACTATCAGAGGGATTAAAGACTTTAAAAACAAAGGAAAGCCCTTCCTTGGCCAACAAAATAGATACATATTTATCTATAATAGAAAAAATATTATCTATAGCTACAAAATTTACTCCTGGAGGTATTATATCAGAAACAGTGAGTGAATTTATAAAGAAAGGCGAATAGGCTTTTTATATAGATTGCATAAATTTACATATATACAAAACATAGGATATGCTTTTTCAATATTTTTTATATATCTATTTCGTATCATTTTATCTATAAATAAGGTGTTTATATGTAGATTAGTTCTAACAAAATTTAGTAATTTAAAATAGAATGGATATTTACGAGTTTCATACATCATCATTATTTTATGATAATTTCTACACGAAATTAGAGTCATAAATTCAATGTAATAGAAATATAGTAATTGAATATATGTAGGATTCATGCTAATGTGTTATTAATGATAATTATAATCTTAGCACAAAGATAGTATACTTTTGTACACTACCAACAAAAACCATAAAAAATATATATTATGAATGTTAAAGAAAGATTTTACGAGACAATGAATGCTTTAAATCTAACAGATTATAGAGTTTATACAGATATAGAAGAAATTACCAAAGGAATGATGGTTAAACTCAGAAAGGGATTAACTAATGAAGTTTCAACTAAAATATTAGTTCCTTTCTTAAAAGCTTACCCACAAGTAAATGCCAACTATATCATCACTGGTCGAGGTAGCATATTTATTTCTACTGAGGAGTTACCCGAATCTAACCGTATCACCAGTAAAACCACTTACGAAAAGTTGCTGGAAGAATACACCCGTCAAACTGAAGAATTACTGTCTCAAAGAGACAAGGAAATTAGAGTCCTTCAATTAGAGAATGCCCGCCTCAAAGCAGAAGCAGCCACAAAAGAAGCTGTATAATTTCATCATATTTATTCAAAAACAAAACAAATTATATCTTTATCTGAAACTCTCTAAAAATAAATTACACTTTTTATGCTGAGAAACATACATTCCTCCTCAAACTTTCATTTTTCGAAAGTGTTTATATAAAACGATTCTCAAGATATAAATAACAAATTAAAATCCTTAAGCTATGGAGATGTATGAATTATTATTAAAGCGTCTGATTACCCTAACAGACGAGTATTTTAAGCTACGTAAAGAACTGAACGAATTAAAAGAACAAGTTCATCCTACATTAAATGAAAGATTCGGCAGCAAACGAATTATTCCAATGAAAATAGAAAAGAATAAATAAGAATTGAGAACGTTGATTGTACTATATAGTGTCAGAAAAGCCGGACTGTAATTAGCCCGGCTTTATTATTTCATGCACATTCTTTTTCTCAGGAGCTTATATGCCTTTTGTTATCACGCTTCAGTCATCATCCTGGTCTTGACCTAATATAATAAAGAAAGCCCGGAAATATCATCCCGGGCTCGCAATAATCATCTTCCGATGACATGTACAGAAAATGTCGTCAAACAAAAGTCATTGATATTTTAATCAAAACTGAACTGTACATAGTTCTTTCGCTAATTCATGAATAGCTTTCTCAAACTTTTGTTTTAAAACGCTACTTTTGTTTTTTAATAACAGTTATTTAACCAATAAAACTAATAATTTAACAACATTTACGTCATTTGATTATTGAAAACATAATCGATTACCTTCCGGTTAGCTTCATTAATCATAGTGAAATCTTTCTCAATATAAATATCAGTGATTTTCATTTTGCTATCTACATGGTTTAGAGCTTCATGTACTACATACTTATCAATTTTCAAATCATTGCGTGCTATAGTTGCCCATGAATGACGGGCAGCATAAAACTCAAGATCATCTATCACTATATCTTTCCCCATTCGTTTCAGTTCCGCATTGATATCCTTCTCTATTTCCTTAAGACCTTTGTTTATAGCAGAATTAAAACAGGTGTGATTTACATACATTCTGCTAAACCGAAAAACTTTCTGCTTTGTCTTATCTTCATATTTTTCCATCAGATTTTTTATGAATGGGGTTACCTTTACATGAATCTCTGCTTTGTCATCCCTTCTTGTAGCTGTTTTTGTACGAAAGTACTTTATCATATTGTCTTTCAATTCATCACAATTATATAAATCGACAGAGTTCATTCCTATCAAACAGAAAGATAATATAAAACAGTCCTTTGCTAAATTATACCGGCAATTCTGTTCTATGCTTTTTCTCATATTACTCCTGTATTTATATGGCAGATCTGCTATCATTTTAATTATAAAAGGTGGTATCGCCCTCTTTCTAGCCACCTCCTCCCGTGGTACTTTAAATTTAGCAAATGGGGCCCATGGGATTCTTATCACTCCACGTTCTTCATCATTATATTTTAGTTTTGCTTGATTATATAGATGCCTAATGCAAGACGTATACTTGCATAACATGCAATTTGATGTTACTCTCCTTCCCTTTGCAATAGCTTCTTTGTTGGCTTTCTCTTTTTTTTCTATTATAAATTTAGAAAAGTCGTTTAAGAATTTATAAGTTATCTCAGACACACCGATTACTTCCCTTCCGGTAAATTCTATCATTGCTTTAATAGTGCATTTGTAATTAGAAGAGGTACCCTTTCTTCCTTCTGCATCCATTTTTTCAATATGTTCCCGGGCAAACTGTATAAAATCAATGTCTTTTTTATCCTCCTCTACTCTGGTTACAAATTCTACAACCTCTTCAATTGACATGGAATTGATAGACAAAGATAATATATTGCATTTGGCTCGATATGAATCTATAATCTTATTAAGCTCGTCAAGGATTGATTGATTTTTTATTTTCATCCCTCTCGTCATATCTTCCTTCTTCACATAGATCGATGTTGCTATCCTTTTTATCTTTCTATTGTGAGTCACCCGTATCTTCACATTATATGTTCCATCTTGCCTCTTTCTGGAAGAGCATACCTCTATTCTGAATGTTGTTGCCATAGTATATGATTTTAGTTATGTTGAAACAATGTTGAAACAACTGCAAACAAAAGTAGCTTTTTAAATCAAAAGTAGCAAGTATAACGATTGAAAAGAAAAAGCGGAAAATCACTTCCACTAAAGCCTTTTACTCAATAAAACACTGATAGTCAACATTAAACAAAACAGAAACATAGTTAAAACAGATTATCTTTTTTGTGAACCCGAAGAAATCCGAACTATTAACGCTTCTCCCTGTTTGGGAGCCAGTGAAGCCCGGAGTTTAAATCCTCCTCCACTTTGCGGCTCATTCAGGCTTTTACCTTCTTCCAGTGAAAATTTCTCTTCAGCTGTTTCCGACAGTGCATCCAGAATTTTAATATCGAAATCGAAATCTGCTTCCTGTACTTGCAACAGTGGCAGAGGTACCAATGTCAGTATCGGTATACTTACACTTTGCGTTCTTCCCCCGCCGGCATCCTGACTCTGATAGTTGAACGTAAGCATACGTATCTTACCGGTCCGTCCTGTCACAGGATCATAGGATTCAAATGCGATTTTCATCAGATAATCCAGATATCTTTGTGAAGATAATGAATCCGCTTCAATAGTTGCAATCAAAGGACCGGCAATCAATTGCTGAAGTTCCATTACCTGGCTACTAGTGCTCCTAACTTTCTTATTATCCATATTATATCATTTGATTTTATCGCATCACAAAATCTTCCAGTAACGAATCATCATCCGTTTGACTGACTGAATAATTGCGAGGACTGAACTTGATCTTAAAACTGTGTATCGCTTCTTCAGGCATATTCATCAGTTCATCAGCCGTGATGGCCACATCCAGCTGTGGAAATGAATGAAGACTTTTAAAGTTGGCATCTACCGACAGTTTTTTTACAATAGCTTCCATCGCTTTTATAATATTCTTTTCAGCGGTATCACGAAGTTTTTCTCCATCTTCTCCGGCAAAAAGATCATCAAGATCTGTATCGTAAAGAAACTTTTTACGTACGACATCCGTCAGTCTGCTAATCACAACATCGTTATTCACAGAACCATTACTACTGTCTACGGCATCATAGAGATTATTTCGGAAAGAGTTTCTCATATTACGGCTCAGAAAAGTGCAGAATTCCTGATGAAGTTTGTTTTCTTTTTTAAGCCGTTCAAAGAAGTGTTTCTCTCCTTCATTTCTCTCTATATCCGAAGTCATCACTGTGGTGACAGCACTGCTAATGGCTACCCTGGCAACTTGTTCGCACAGTTCTTTAAGGAACTGACGGAACTTATCATACTTGATATTAAACTGTTGCTGACTTTCCGATGCACTTTTCACACCATATTTCAAATCCAGTTCCATATCGCTTACCATAACATTAGGCAATTGAAAATCTTTCGCCTTTCCGTCTTTTCCGTAAGAGTCGCCAAGCGACAACGAATAAAGATTTGCTTCGTGTTGTGCCGAAACGATATCACGCAATATAGAGCCGATTACTGAACTTAACTGAGCCATAATATGATTTTTTAAGTTTTAATTAACGTTATTCCGTTACCTCTTCCTGGGGAGTTGCCGTATCTTTTTTCACTTCGACAATCACTTCCTTCTTGCTTCCCTCTGCTTTGATAGTATATGTACCTTCCGGCAAGTCGATAATCTTACTGTCACCACTTACCTTAAAGTCGGCCGCATTGGCTCCGGTTCCTGTAATAGTCAGTTTGTCAGGAGCCAACAGACCGCTGCCATCCTTATAGGTGGCAATCAACCGTACTGTTTCTTTACCATTTTCAATAAGCAGCAAGTTGCTGTTCACTTCCAGTGTACCGGCAGGATCGGAAACATCCAGTGAGTTACCCAGCAATTCCAGAATTTTAGAAAGACCTGCGGGCATACTGTCTTGTCCGGCTTTTACAGCCACGTCCATGGTATACTCTACACTGTACTTAGAATCGGAAGTTGCTTTAGAATCCTTCTTCGATGAATAGCTTGCGTTCATATCCGCATTCATTTTGAAGCATCCGAATCTCATACTGGCCGAAGCCTTCAAAGCCGCATCCTTAGATACAGATTCATTCGTCTCTGCCGTTGTTGAAGAGGAAGCACTGATATTAGCCTTAAAATTAATATCCACTTCACGGATTGCAATATAAGGGATAGGAACAATGGTCAACAACGGAATATTCAACTGGACCAAACGTCCTCCTTGAATGAAAGAGAAAGAAACATTGACTGCTGTCTTCTCACCGGTTTCGGGATTAACATTTATACCTACATTCTGAATAAATTCCCAAGTTGTTTTTGCTGCCAAAGCCTGTGCTTCCACACATGCTTTCAACGGACCACCAATAATAGAACCGAACGGAATCGCCTGCAACGCACTGGTTGCAACCTGCGACGGTGTTTTGTCAACTGCCATAATAATTGTTTTTTAAAATTGTTACTTAATTGTTTTTCTGTTTTGTAAGCTTACGATGCAAAGGTAGTGCACATCCCTTGCGTAGTAAATTTTTAATTTTAAACGAAACTGGTTTTCTTTTTAGTTACCTCCATTATTTTCCCAATGCACGCTTTGAGTAAATTTTATGGAAACAAGCTAAAAAATTCTTTTTGTGAGATTCACTGACCGGCAACATCTTCTTTCCTATATGTACATAGTTACCTGCAAATCCGGTCACCTTGAACACATTGATAGCGTAAGAACGATGAATTCTCTGAAACTTGCCGCGAGGAAGGTCATTATTGAAGATCCGATCCAAAGGATAGCTGACTGTTATCTCTGCACCGTTCTCCATACAGAGTACACAATAACTGCCGGATGCTTCCAGCCATAAGATTTCATCCAGAAGTACTCTTCTGTATTCATCACCAAAATAAACAAAAATAGCATTATCGACCAATGAGCTTTCTGACTCACCACAATAACAATACGGTTTGATTGAATTCTCTTTCATAAATTATTTATTGTTAGTTAACTGAAGTGTTTGCATGTAATTATTGTGTATAATCACCTCCGGGAGAGAAGTATAAAACACATTTCAAACTGTCATAATAAAACAGGATGCAACCTTCTGCACGGATATACCCTTTAGTAGGTGAATTAAGATGAAGCGGATAACGGACAGGACAAATTTTTCCGTCATAAATACGGTGGTGAACTATAGCGAAGCTCCCTATGCTGTCTGTCCCTAATGTAATATCCGGACGGCCTGCAGAAGATTTCCATCTTCCATACATTCCGTCCGGCATCTGTACCCGGACAGGTCGACAACCCAAAAGCACAAATATGATAAAGACAAAATACAAAAAAAAGCTGTAATGATTCCTATTTTTACCCATATATAAAACTTTTAAATTTCATTTAGTGCAAAAATAGGATTTTATTAATCTATGGAAATTTTACATTCTGACTAGATCTCTTTTTTTTCCGAATACCGGATTATTTTTTCTAAAACTATTCCTATATAAAAGATAAATCAAGTTTAAAGTAACTTTTCATCCAAATAAAAACAAATATAAATTCATTTTTAATACTGAAATAAAAAAATACCATATTATATTAATATATGTCAATTCATTTCTCTCTCAGGTTTATGCAGAATAGAGTTTATACGGTTCTCTTCATAAATAATTAATGCGAATCAGTAGTTGAAATCACTAGCTGATTCAGTTAGTTAAATTGTTATTATTCAATTAATTATCTCATTTATTTATTTCTTAATCTCCTT